ACAGATCAATCTGTAATACATTGGATACATAAAATTTTAGGAGTGGGAACAGTTAATAAGAAACCGCGGAAAGGTTTACGAAAAGACGGCACCAAGTATTTGATGCAATGGAAATGGCGTTGTACTTTTAGAGACGCGTTTTACGTGTGTTGTTTACTTTGGCCTCACGCCCACACTAAACTACCCAAAATACAACAAATAATAGATCACTATGATGGGGTAGTGATGAATGACAAAGTAGTAGATCTATTAGAATATAAAAGGTTGATGAGCATAGAATGACAGTTAGTTATGGTATAGGTATGTTTGGTTATAACATGGTCTGTTTGTTGATAGGACTTATAATAATATATTACGTGATAAATAATTTAAAATGAAAACAACAAGTAATACAATAAGAGAAAGTAAATCTAAACATTTAAGATCTATGTTAGATAAAGAAGGTAATGTCTTACCTGTCTTCAAAGAAATTATGGATAAATTTACTGAGGATGACAGGGCTTATTATGCTGGTATGATTGATGGTGATGGAACTATAATTTTAACACAACCTAAAGGTAGACCAAATAAAAAATTAAGAGTTTCTTTAGAACTAAAAGAAGTAAATGCTGAACCTGTCATAGAGTTAGCTAAGCTTTTTGATATTAGCATAAGTAGAAAGATTTATAATGAAGCTAAAAACACAGAGCCTTCATTAAAATGTGAGTTTGGTAGAGTAAAATCTATATTATTTTTATTTATGCTTTACCCTTATTTACTTGAAAAAAAATTAACAGCTAAAAATGTATTACAATATTGTGGATGTCCTGATGAACATTTAATGAATGATAAAAAATTTTCTTATGCTTATTTAGCTGGATATACTGATGCCGAAGGATGTATAAAATTTACACTTAGACATCAAAAGGGTTGGAAAGGTAGAGGAATTACAAGTTCTTATAAATCCTCATACACATTAACCTCTAATGACTTTGGACATTTATCTTATATTAAACAACAATTAGAAAATAAAGGATATAAATTTAATAAAGATTATATACAAAAATACGAAAACTTATCTTATAAAAGAGAGAAATGGAACCCCACAAGGAACATAATGATTGGTGGGTGGGAACAATTGAGTAAACTTTATGAGTCTTTATTAAAATATTCTAAAATAAATAATAAAAGAAACTTAATGAAAAAAACAAGAGAATATCATTATCTTATCAATAAGAGATTACCTGAAAGAGCCAATGAAATTAAATAATTGTTTTGTTTACCCTAAGACTACACGCGAATCTATTGATGGTTTACGTCATTACGTGGTTGACCATTCACACCTCACAGAAAAATTACCGAGTGTCACGACTATATTAAAAACTACAGAGTCTGAGGAGAAGAAACAGAGTTTAGCGAACTGGGCAACGCGGATTGGGGAGAACGCTGCCGAGAAAATTAAAGAGGAGTCTGCGGCGCGCGGAACGGCGATGCACAAAATTCTTGAGAAATATATTTTAGAACAAGGTTACTTGGACCTGACCAATGTTGGAAGAGAAGCACACAATATGGCATTACAAGTGATACAAAAAGGATTATGTAATATTTCAGAATATTACGGCACAGAGTGCACGTTATATTACCCAGGGCTATACGCAGGACAAACAGATTTAGTAGGTGTCCACAAAGGTCAGGACGCCATCATTGACTTCAAGCAAACCAATAAGCCAAAGAAGAGAGAATGGATAGAAGACTATTGTCTACAACTAGCGGCTTATGCAATGGCACATAATTTTATCTACAAAACACAGATTACCAAAGGTGTGGTTATGATGTGTAGTAAAGATAATTTTTACCAGGAGTTTGTAATTGAAGGTGAAGAGTTTAAACAATACACACATAAATTTTTAAGGAGGGTAGATGAGTATTTTAAGGCAAGACATGCAAAGACTAAATAATCTCGCTAAGATGTACCACAAAACAAGTGGTGACATGAAAGAGATATGGAAACAAAAGTGGTACGAGTTAGTAAAAGTAATAGGAAGGAAATTAAATGAGACTAAGAGATCTACAGCAGATACTAGAAAAATTCACTAACGGACAAAAAGGCACTATGATATCTGATTGTCCTGTTTACATTGAAACAATGTCGGGACACCTAGAAGATATACGTAGAATTGAAGTCCAAGAGAGTGTAATAGTAGGTGACTCTAACCCAGCAAGATTAGTAATTAAAGCAGATAGAGATGAATTATATAGATCACTTACATATAAACAGAGTTAAAGAATCCATAATGGATAATGCGCAACGGGGTGTCTTCGTGGGAGACTGGGAGGCACCTTTAAAATTATGAAAAAAGTTACAATAGTAGGAACAGACATAACACCCAAGCAGTGGTCTAATTTAGTTATAGAATTAAATTTGATACGTAAGCAGTGGGCACCATATGCTAAGTTTGAAATACAAGGGCTTGGAGTCAAAAAAATAATAAAAAATGGCACAAATACGGCAAGCCTTAATTTTGCCAAAAATATGGAGAAGTAGTGTGCCAGTGTATAGTAGAATTCTAGGGCAAATTTTTTTTTCAGTCATCAAAAAAATATGGTGGCACAGGTGGCACACCCCTTTTTTGAGCTATTATCGTTGGTATAAGCCAATAATAGTGTGCCAAGGGCTTTGGCACAGCTTGGAACAGGCAACATTGTTGACCTATATGTCAAATAAGCTATATTTTACAACAACTATTTCAGAATGTACTCGGCGTGCGCGACCCTTTTTGTTTTTATGAAAACTTTTTTGCCCAAATATTCCACTTATAGTATAAGGTCCCATGCCTAGACAACTCAAGAAATCAAAATACAAATCAGTAGTTATCAAAAAGAAACGATACTACTTTTACGAGATCCTGTGGGAAGATATCACGGCGGATGGAGGCCATGCTACAGCTTTTGAGTTTATGGGTTTCCTTCCAAGTAGAATGATAACTAGAGCATATGTATTTGAAAAGGATAAAAAGTATGTCAGAACCTTTGCATCTTATGAACAGAATGAAGAGTTATTTTCTGATAGAAATGTATTTCCAAGATCATGTATAATAAAAATGGAGAAAATAAGTGAAAAATAAAACCTTGACTAAGAATATGCCTAACGTAAAATGGAACGCAATACCACCAGTGCGTGGTCCTAACCCACAAGGGAGGCTAAATGGAACTAATAAAAACAGTCGGACGAAAAATACACGGAGTGTATTGTTGGCTAAACGAAATGACTAATCGGATTCAGGGGTTGACTTTGTTGGCAATTCTAATTCTTCTAGTTTTATATCTTCCGGCGTAATATTAATTATTTCTTTATTCTCATCTAAAATCTTTTTGAGTCTATCTTTGATCTCACTTGGTGACATGTTATCTACGTTACCTGTCATCACAAGTTTTTGATCTACATACAATCCACCAGCTTTTCCACGTGCAACTTCTGCATTTACTGCAGCAGACCAAGCTCCTTTTTCTAGTGCCTGGTTTCTAATTTGAGCTAACTCTGATATATGCTTTTCAAAACTAATACCATATTTCTCTTGCACCTCTGCTCTTAACTCACCTATGTATTTTACAACCAAAGGAGATACCTTTGGATTTCTTAATTCTGATGCAGCTTGTCTTGGTCTGGTCTTATAACCTGCTTGAAATGCTGCCTCTGCAGGTGATAATCTACCCTCATTGTAGACTAATAACTCTGCAAATTTTATCTGTCTTTCAGTTAATTTAGCTGGAACTCCCATAAGATTTGACATATATCGTAATCTATCGTATTAGTCAATGTACGATGAAACCAGAGTCAAAACTTTGGCAAAAAGTTAGAAAAAATACACCTAAAATTCAGTGGACTAGACTAGAATCTTGGAGTAGTTTTGGTACACCAGATCTGTTGGGATACCATGATAATTGTGGTTTTTTCATGGTAGAATTAAAAATTGCAACAGGCAAGAAAATACACTTTTCACCCCACCAAAAACTATTTCACCTGACCAGAAAGCAACGTAACTTTATCCTTATCGAAGAGGCCTCTTCCTCTTCGATAAAACTTTATGAGAGCTCCTCGATCCTCGGTCTGCTTGCAGA